CTGAGTTTTATCAAAAACTTGTTGATTAGTAACAACTATATTATCTAATTGCCTTGAGTTCATATTGAAATACTCAACTACAATCTTTCCATGTCTTGTTTTTAAACTAACTCCAGAATATGAAAAACCATCTATTGTATTAGCAAGCGAAAAAACATAAACAGGCGTTTGATAAGAACATGGATCAGAGTCGTCAGGATTTATTGGCCTATCTTGTATCAAAGTGAGTTTACCTCCTGACCAGACAGGATAAGAACGCATCATCCCAGAAATTTGTTGTATTAAATTATAAGCTTCTGAAGCTTGATTTATAACTCCGTTAAAAGCAAATCTAGGCTCTTGACCTCTACGAGTTGTTACAAGTTTTGAGCAGTATTTACTTGCTTGAAAAAATGAATATAAATTAATTTCGTTTTCTTTTACATAATTACCAAAACCATATCTAGTATTTAATAACAGATCTAACAATATAAAGGCTGGGTCAGTAGTCCAAAACAAAGATGTACTTAGTTGCCCATTAAAAATATAATTATCTGGATAAATTATTCTGCCGTTATTAATATCTACAACAGGAGTTCCTGAGTTATTTGCACCTATAGTTGGTATTCTTACTTTTACACCTCTATAACGAAATTGTCTTTTTGGGATATTTTGGAATTGATAAGCATCAAATTGTAAAAATGAATATGCAGTGAAAGGAAATGCAAACAAACCATCTGCTATCAGTTTATTATTACCTTTACCATCATTAATTACGATATTTGTATCTAATCTTTGTCCTTGATAATCTGTTGTTGGTTTTTGTATTTCCGCTAAAGATGCAAAAAATAAATCATCTTGTATAGAATCATCATTGATTGGTTTATTATCAGTAAGTCTTTCTACTGTTACCTCTAATGGGTACCGTAAAAAACTATCTCTACTAAAACTTTCAGTTGCAAATACATACTGTCTTCTATAAGCATCAGAGGTTCTCCCAGAAAACTTATCTCTTATCATTTCAGTAGGTGTTGGATCTGAAATGTCACCCTTGTATTGGAACAATATTCTAAATTCAACTTCTCTTCCTAATAGATCACCTTTGTCAGTTTGTTCTTGTAGTTGTGCAACTGAAAGTGTTATTTTTACTCTTTCTGGAGCTAATGATTGAGTTGATGCCAAAGAAGGTCTGCTTACTGTAACTTGTTTTGTAACAGGGCTACCCTTCTCCACCTTAATAGAATTATTATCAATAATATTTTCAGTCTGCAATCCTGTGCCATCAGTAGATAATATTGATTGGTTTTCAGATCCAAATCGAACATCAAACGAGCCATCTCTAGGATTATCAAAACCATTAAAATTTGCTGTTTTAAAAGTTTGAGTAGAGCTATTTATATCACCATCACCTCTATTCCTAATTGGTGTGTTGTCTAAATATATATCCTCATGTGCATAAGCTATATATTTATCTTGATTTGCAATACTCATTTGATATACTTCATCAACTTGAGCAAGTTCTGATGCAAGTTTTTTTGATGGTGTAGCAAAACCTTCAGTAATACCTTCAGATAGTATTTCTATAACTTTTCCTGTTTCTGTATTATTTAAAGTATCAGGATCTTTAGAAGGTTGTTTTTGCCCCCCACCAAAATTACCAGTTATAAATTTTTTATTAGTAGTCATTAGTTGGACGTTCCTGTTACTAACCCATAATAATATCCATCAGTGGAACCAGTACTAGGTTTGTCACCGCTTTCATGCGTACCAATCGTTTCTTTTAAGTTACCTGGTATATATCTTGTATTACCATTTTTAACAATAGCAGTTTTGTTAAATTGATTTTTGTTTTGTTCTCTAAAAGCAGTTATAAGCTCATCTCCGCTATTTGTATAACCTGTTCCTGTATATGTATCATTACCAACAACTGCTTCTATTCTTACTTGTGAAGATGACGCACTATAAATCCTGACATATCTTCTTAAAGATGTATCTGCATTGTTTCTATCGTACTCTTCAAATTCATTTCCTGTATTGGGATCAATATTATAAGAAGTCGTATTTCCTCTATGATCTGTCACGTCAGATGAGCTTGGTTGATTTGGCGATCCATCAGCAGTCTCTATACCAGCACTAATAACAACTGATCCGACAATATACTCGCCATAAATAATAGGTATTGGAACTGTAGCAAGAGTAGTGTTGACAGTATTGGAAAAACTAGCTGACAAAGGATCTTCTGCTTCTGGTTTTTGTTCTGGTGTAAATAAATCAGAAAGCCCAGAAAGAACCAACATTGCCCCTAGATATACGGCACCTTTTGCAATCCCTGCTGCTGAACCAAAACCTACAGCAGTAGTTCCAAAATTTGCAAATGTTAGTGGCGAAAATAAAAAAGCCCCTCCAATCAAAGCTGCTCCTAAAACTATTTTTCCAAACCCCCTACCACTTCCAGCTATAACAGGTATTATTTTTATCTCAGCAAGTCCAACTGGATCATGCAACTCAGTCTCATCAATTTGGACATTATTAACGCTAACTTGATAATATTGACTAGCCATCTCTTGTTCTAAAGTAGGAAAATTAGATATTAAAAAAACTACGGCATCAGCAGTATCATTTGCTTTAATTTCAAACGAGGAACAACCTGTAATTTCTTTTAAATGACCATATATTTTTACCTTAGTTAACATACCGATACCGCCTATGTGTACATCTTATATAAAATTCAGTATAAGGCTCAATACAACTTAGTCTTTCATTGCAATGATGAGCAATATTTCCATGACCGACATAAACAGCAACATGACTTGGTTTAGGATGTAATAACTTCATAAGATACACATCTCCTTTTTCTGGAGACTCATTATATTGCAACTCTCTAAAACCTGCACTACAAGCAAGACCCTCAAATAAAGGATTTTCAAGAAATTCATCTGGTGTTAAAGATCTCTTATAGTCTTTTAAATTTATATTTTTAACTTCTTTATACCAATCTCTTACAAAAGAATAACAATCAGTCAAACCCCATATCCAAGGTCTTCCATATAAACTTGGTTTATATCCACTAGGCTTAATTTCAGACCAAGTATTTTCTAACGGGCTATAAATATACCAAGGAAGTTTTGATGCCTCGCAACTAATTTTATCTGCATCAGATGGTTGAGATGAACCCTTTGGATGACTATGAAATATTCCTATAATCTGCCCTTCTTTCTCACAAGCTGCATATTGGTCAGGATTTATAATAAAATTATCTTCATCTTTAGATATGTTAAGACAACTAATATAAATCTCTTTACCTTTCCTATTTACTATTAATCCACAAGTCTCTCTAGGACTATCAACTTTACTATTTCTTATTGCTATTTGTTGCCATTGCTTCATCCCTTAAATGTACCTGCTGATGGGAAATGATCTTTAGTAACTAATCTACGAGGGGCTTTTACTCCCACTAAATCAAAATTAGCAGCTAATTCAAATTGAACAATATCTCTATTTTCCTCGCTTTTCCTATCTATAAAATATATTTCTTCTGGAAATTCTGGATAAGTTGGATCAAAAGCATTAGAAGAGGGAACTGTACTGTAATTTGAAGTTGGTAAAAATTTTTCTAATGTTCTCTTTCTAGTTACTTTTGCCCCTGTAAGATCGTTATTAATTAATATAGATAAATGAGATGCATCTACCATATCCGTTACTGGTGTCTTAGTAGAACCTAATTGAGCCGAATTTACAGCACCTAAAATATTGGTAAATGTTGATAGTGCGTTAGAGAAAGTTAATGTCGGTCTAGGTAATTGACCTCTACCAAACTTAAAACCTTCAGCTTTAACAGGTAAGGCAACATATTCTACAACTGTATAATTTGGATCTCCTTTACTCCACTTTATTGAACCAAAGTTATTATTACTCGTGCCATCATGAAAAAAATAACTTGTATCTATAGTTGTTGGCGGAACATAATGTATATTAGGAATCAAGTCAACTCTAAAAAGCTCAATAATTGCAGATGGACTTGATTCTTGTAAGCCTTTAGTAACATTTGGGTTTGAATTTGAATATCCTTGGCTAAAACTCGATGTCATGATTGAAATACCTGCCTAAAAGTAGCATTTATAGTTGCTCTATTTGGAAAATTCATATCTTTACTCCATTGATCACAAACAAAAGTCATTGTCGATGGTTCATTATGAGGTTGATATGTAAATGGTTTACCATCTTCTGCACGAAGATCAAGAAAAGCTTCAATAATATCGCTGTCTGACTCTGTTATATTTTTCCACACCAAAGTAAAAACTTTTGGATTTTGATTACTTGCTAACCCAAATAATATTCTTTGCTCAAACCCATCGGCAAAACGAATTGTACGAACTGATGGCTTTGATGATTTTTTAACAGGAAAACTAGGTTCTGGTGAGGTTGGAAATGGTTGCAATGTCATGCTAGTAGTCCTCCTGGTCTTTGTTGTTGTAGGATTTCAGATTGCACTGCTGCTGATATAAGACGACCAAGTTCCCTACCTTGCTGTTCATCACCTTCAACAGAACTACCAGACGCATCTACATTAACAACAACATTAGTTGTACCACCACCTTGTGCAATAACACCTAACTTTCCACCCCTACCTCTTTGCAGTGGTAGTATAGCTTCCGGGCCAGCCTCACCTGCTAAAGCTGCACCTGCTCCTAAAGGAAATATGGTTGGACGCTCTATTAAGCCTCCTTTTGCATACGGAACAATCTTGTTGTTTGCCATTATTCCACCTTTTTCAAATTTTATTCCTTTCACTGGTTCTAAAAGTCTTGCCTTATAGCTAGAACCTGCTCCACCAAATAAATTTCCAAAACCTCCAAGTAAAGGTGATATTATTTGTGACCTAATAAATATTCTTGTAATATCTGCAATTATTGATCTTGCTAAATCTTTAAAGTTTAATTTTCCTGTCATCACAAACTTAACGAGTGCATCTTCCATTCCTTTAAATGCACCAGCAACAGCATCTTGAGTCTGTTTAGCAAAATCATTAATAGTATTGAAATATGCTTTTGCTCCTATCTGTAAGTTATTTAATGTCTGATCACCACTATTACCATCACCTCCAGCATCTTCTTTTTGTTTATTTATTTTATCTATCAATGCTTGAAAATCTGTACCTGTTGTAAAAAGATTTTCCTCAGTAAATCTTGGATCAGCATCTAAAATTGCTTGTATATCTTTTGCAAAGTCTAAAGTTTCTACCGCAGTTCTACCCATTAATTTTCTAAAAGAATTTAAAGCTCTTATTGTTAAATTCATTAACTGAATTTGAAAACTAAATATAGATTTTAAATCATTTGTTACATCAGTAAAAATATTTTTTAAAAATGTTCCAAATGCCTTCATTAAGACTGCAAATATTTTTACTGTTTTATCTGCAAAATTTGCAACATCAACAATAAACAACTTGATAGCTGCTTGGTTTTCATTTAGAAATTTTAAAACTTTGGTTGTATTATCTTGAAAGGCTGCACCAATGTTAGTAAACAACCCACCAAATGTTATTTTTAGTTTTGCTATTTCGACTGCTAATCTATCGCCAGCAGCTTCTGGAGCTTTGGCTAATATTGCTGCATTCTCACCATATTCTTCAAATAGATGCTTACTGAAGCCCATAAAATCTTGAAGTGTTACTTTGCCCTGTTCTAATGCTTTATCTAATTCTGCTGGTGTTTTATTCATTGACGCAGCAAATAAAGTAAATGCACCAGGGAGTCTTTCACCAAGTTGTTGCCTCAATTCTTCGGCCGACACTTTGCCCTTTGAAAACACCTGACTAGTTGCTCTTAATGCAGCATTCATATCTTCAATAGATCCACCAGTACCTCTAATACCAGAAGTAATACTTAAAAATACATCTTGAGCATCTTGAACTGAGTGTCCAGCACCAACCACAGATGCAGTTAATGATGTGAATTGTCTTGTTATAACATCTTGTGGTATTGCTAATTTTTCACTAGTTTCTGCCAAAAATTGTTGTGCTTTTTTATATTTTTCTGTATCTCCAATTACAAGCTGTAAAGCCTTTTTTTGTCTACCAAGCCCTGCATTGTAAACTGCTATTTCTTCAAAACCTTTTCTAGCCATTCCAACTTGTGCGCCTATAACTCCTCCAGCGATAGCACCACTTGGCCCAAACAAAGATCCAATACCAGCCCCTACTAGACCTTCTGGCCCTCCAAAAATACCAGCAGCAGCAACAGCACCAGCACCTTGTGCAAAACCTTTTAATTTACCTTTAAAGCCGGTAGCACTAGCGCCAGCTTTCTTCATACGTAAATCTAATTTTGCAATATCAGCAGTAAGTTGTTTAAATTCTAAACCCGCAATATCAGCTTGATCACGCAAACCCATTAGAGCATTTTTTTGGGCCTTCATTGCTTGCAGACTATTGGTAGAACCTTTAGCCATTTTGTTAAATTCGTTTTTTATTCTTCTTATACCTTTGTCACTTAAAGATGTAAAATTCTTTTCTAATGTATTAGATTGTCTTCCTAATTTTTTAAAGGCGGCTGCAAGCTGACTATCCTCGGCTTGAAATGTTACTAATATTTTAGAAGTTTGACTTGCCATTTATTTATTTTCCTTATTTAGTTCCTTCAAAGCTTTTGCTTCCATGATTTGGATCTCTTCTAAGATTTTAGACCTTTCTTTAATATTGTAAAGGTCAAACATACCTCCTTGCATTAGAAGTACCTCATATTTTAATCCTACGAAACCTCCAAAAGAGGTAGACCATTGTGTTTGCATATTACAAAATATCATTAAAGCATCCCAGTTATCCTCGTTAACCTCAAAATCTTTTTCTTCTTTCGTATCAGTTTTCGGCAATTCTAAACCAAATGCTTTTGCATCTTCTTGGGTTTGATCTACAACTTTTTTACCAGACC